TGTTTAATATTGTCCACAATAGTTAATTAACTGCCTGTTATCACTCGAAAAACAACCCTTTTCTCACCTGAGTTTGTCCACGAACGTTAAATATAGTTGTTTACTGTGTCTCGATGTCCATGTGATATTGCGTACCAGAAGTGTACCAAACCACTATTTCTGAGCGTACCAAATATTATTTATGGCTATCAGCGACACAAAACTGCGTACCATTCATGGTAAACCATATTCGGGCCCACAAGAAGTGGCTGATGCTGATGGCCTCAGCGTGCGCATTTCTCCAAAGGGGGTCATCCAGTTCCAATACCGGTATCGCTGGCATGGTAAACCTCATCGTCTTGGCATTGGCCGCTACCCGTCGGTATCGCTAAAGGATGCCAGGCAGATCACGTCTGATTTACGAAACCTTTATTTCTCCGGCACAGATCCGCGCTCCTACTTTGAAGAGAAAACGCAGAACTCCCTGACGGTCGCTCAGTGTCTCGACTATTGGTTCGAAAATTACGTATCTACAACACTCCGAGAAAAGACCCAGGCACTATACCGATCAACGGTTATGAAGCGGATGCATAACGCATTCCCAAACAGGCCGGCATCCTCAATCACCGTTAAGCAGTGGGTTGATCTCCTCACCGAAGAGGAAAGGGATAATCCACGCCGCGCGCGCCAGGTGCTCAGCCAGCTTAGATCGGCGATAAGCTGGTGCATGCGGCGTCAGGTGATAGATAGCTGCGCAATTATGAGCATCCAGCCAAGAGACTTTGGCTCGCGTGCCGCTGTGGGCGACCGCGTTCTGTCGTATAACGAGCTGGCTCAGATTTGGATGGCTATTGAAAGAAGCCGGGCGTCGACCTCAAACAAGCTTCTTCACCAGATGCTGATGCTTTGGGGGGCGAGGCTCTCAGAACTGAGGCTGGCAACCAAGAGCGAATTTGACCTGCTGGACAACGTCTGGACCGTGCCGAAAGAGCACAGCAAAATGGGAAACGTCATCCGCCGCCCCATCTTCGAACAGATTAAGCCTTTCCTCGAAAAGGCCATGACAACTTACAATGATGTGCTTTTCCCCGGGGAGGATATAAACGAACCGATCAGCATTGCGGCCGCCAACCGGTTCGTAAATCGAATAAGGGGAGGGATGGACCTTGGATACTGGCGAACTCACGACTTCAGGAGGACGCTGGTAACAAGGCTGTCTGAAATGGATGTCGAGCCCCATGTAACTGAAAGGATGCTCGGGCATGAACTTGGCGGGGTAATGGCCGTGTACAACAAACACGACTGGATCGAGTCTCAGCGCAAAGCGTATGAGCTTCACGCTGATAAGCTGTTCTGGCACATCAGGAACATTTCTGGTTAACGCCACCATTGAGGATCCATCCATCAACAGCTTCACGCAGGTACGCTTTCGGGTGGGTCCTGACTGGCTTGGGAAATCCGTGCCGGTTGGTGTAGTTCCAGATTGTCTGGCGTGATGAAACCCCAAGCTTGTTCATCACTTCTTTTTCGGGAATCAGGCTGGTGTCGCTCATTGGTGTCTCCAGGCAAAAAAGAACCCGACGCGGGGCCGGGCAAAAGGGATTACGTGGCAGTGCTTTCGCACCCAATAGCCAGCTCATAACTGGCTATAAGTTGCGTCATGGTTTGATGTGAAGACGCGGCTCACCGTCTTTCGGTTCAGGCCACTGGCGGGTCATGTTCTCCTTTAGTTTTTCTTCCAGCGCCGCGGTGATTTGCTCATCGGTGATACCGGCGCGCCGCTGCGCGTCCCAAAGCAGGAACTGCATATCAGCCCACTAGCTGAGGTCGCCAGGAGCGGCGGCAGCTTCCAGCGCTTCTTTCGAAAGGTGTTTCAACGGCCCGATAGGTCCGACATTACCGAAGGTCTTTTCTGACCATTCAGCGTGGCGCCGCCGGATCAGGTTTCTGGTGAACTGTGATTTCTTCGATTCGTAAGGTTTCACGCTCTCTCCTCATGCCGCGCGCTGGGCACGCAGCGATTTAATGTGCTCGCTCGTCTCCAGTTCGGCGCGTATCTGCGCCGCCTCACGGTGATCGAGGTGCTCAAAGTCATTGGTGAATCGGTCGATTGAAGCGGTGTTGATCCGGCCCTGTCGCCAGTAGCGGACTATTTGAGAAGTGCAACTGTGGATGATGACGGGCCAACCGTGCTGGTCAGCGTAAATCTGACCTCGTTGAATTAGCTGGAACATTGGTAAGCTCCTGACTGCGTTTTAATTCCTCGCGGTATGCAGCAACCTCTTTAGCTTTCCTTTTCTGCCGTGGTGATGGCTTTGCGTGCTCCCAAACAAAAGGCCAATTGCTACCCCACACCAACCAGCGTCTATTGCTGATTCGATATGTGTTATTGATGTGAGCACCAAGCAGCCTACGCGCTTGTCGGTTGTTCATGACAGTCCCCTCTGCTTATTCTTCAACTCGATGACGGATTGGCACTCCGCGCAGGTCTTGCAGCCGGGAACGGCAGCGCGCCGCGGCTCGGGAATTGGTTCGTCGCATTCTTCACAATGCTCAGCTGATACGGCGTTGCGGTCGATGCGGTGAGCGGAAAGGGCAGCGTTACGCTGAAGCTCTTCAATCTCTGCTGCTGTGTCGATGATGTCGGCCATGGTAAATGCTCCCGGAACTGTCGGTTAATTCGGTTGAAGGTGAACGCCAGCAATAAAAAAGGCCGCGATAGCGACCTGGCGATTTGCGCCTTGATACTGGCGTTGTCTGTTTCTGGTGTCATGCGGCCTCCCGGCGGGCGAGAAGTTTCGCTCCGAAAGCCATAAGCTCGTCCCGGTCCACAGTTGCGAAGTGGCAGTGTGTACGCGGGTACGGTCGCCAGATGATGAGCATCGACCCTTTGTTGTTGCCGCTTACCGGCTTACCGGTGACCGGGTTGATAAATGCCAGTCGGCCAGCGGTGATGAAGCGAACCTCGCTGGCGGTCTGGATTGCCTCCTTGAACCAGCCAACCGAAGTGTCAGCTGGGACAAGCATGACCGTGCCGATCTGATTGATGCTCTCGGCGGCTGCCTTCTTAACAAACGGTGTAATGTCGCTATATGGCGGGTTCAGCCAGACGTTGCCGGGAACGTTCAGGTAATCAGTCCAGGGCGTTTCCAGCGTGTTCTGCTCGGCGGTGATGAACTTCCGGCACAGCGCGTTATGCGGCGCCGCGGCAGCATCAAGTTGGAAGCAGAACTCAGCATCAAGGGAAGCGAAAAGAGCTGGTGGAGTGCGCCATAGGTCGCGCTGGTCGAGCGGTGTTTTACTTCCGCCATAATCACCATTCATCCTCTCGGCTGGCAGCGCCGCGGCGATACGCTCACCGATCCATCGCATTACCGGTACCGCCATGCTGTTACCGATCGCTTTATAGCGTGGCCCGTCCGGGCATTCGGTAGCATCCTTCCCGCGCCAGCCGATCAGAGTGTGATTATCTGGAAAGCCCTGAAGGCGCTCGCACTCAATCGGTGTTAGGCGGCGAACCTGCATACCCCACCCGATAGCTCCGACCCCCATACCAGCGCGGCCGCCATTCGGTGTCAAAAGCGCGTTGGCAGTTCCGTCATTTCTCACTTCGATCGTGCTCCCTTCTGACCGACCACGTATTGCCAATGTGAATGGTTCAGTAACTATCGCATTTTCCTGTCCGTTGTTGCGTCCGAGCGTGTGCGCAAGTTCTCGGTTGGTATCTGGATCCTGCGTGCCGTGCACTGCAAAAGTCTCAGTATCAAAATCCAACCTGATCCCATGCGCGGTGCAGGCGGTCGCTACATCAATATGACCGGCAGTATTGCCACCGCCAAAAGCAATCAGGTGTCCAGCTTGTGCCTGATTGTCATCTGCGCCACACGTTCCAACGCCTCGTGCAGTAAGGGCGGCAACAGCCTTTTGCGTTTCTCGGCGCGGCGCAGAATCCCGGCGCACGCTGTCGAGCTCAAAAAGTACCGCTGCGGGATCGAATCCTTTTCGAGCACTTGCGACAACGAACACACGTCGGCGACGTTGGGCCACTCCGAAAAATTGAGCATCAAGGACACGCCAGGCAATAACCCTTTCTGGTCCAGACACACAACCTGCGTGCGTCCATTTTCCCCCTGCTGGCTGTAATTCACTGCTTTCTCCGGCAAGTCCTGCCAGAAAGCACCCGAAGGCATTGTCTTTGCTGCTGAGCACGCCGGGGACGTTTTCCCAGACGATGATTGCTTCTGGCTCACCGCGTTCGCGGCGCTTTGCGTCGATTGCATTGGCTAATTCCACGTAAGAGAGGGTTAACTGGCCGCGGTCGTCAGACAGGCCTTCACGTAAGCCGGCGATGCTGAATGCCTGGCAAGGCGTACCGCCGACCAGAACATCAGGCGCTTCGACATCACCAGCGCGCACCGCATCGGCGATTTTGGTCATGTCGCCGAGGTTGGTTACTTCCGGCCAGTGATGGGCGAGGACTGCGGATGGGAATGGTTCGATTTCAGAGAACCAGGCAGGTTTCCAGCCGACAGGTTCCCACGCTTTACTGGCAGCTTCGATGCCGCTGCACACGCTTCCGTATTTCATGCCGCCGCCTGCCTTTCCCGATATTCCTCAGCGAGTCGCTGCGCCTTTAATGGATTGCGAACCACTTCACCCCATGGCATTAGCCATCCGTTACCAATGAAGGGAAGGCATAGAGTGCCAACCCTGATGTCGTCGTGAGCGTGAGTCATAGGATGGACTCCATTTCGTCGATGTAGAGGCCCTGAGCAATCAGGCGGCGACGGCGGGCGGCTCGCGCTATGCATTCCTGCCGTCTGCCTTCCTGGGATTGCTCTATGGCGCGCCGGGTGAACAGGCGCAATTTACCCTGTGGCGTTACAACTTTTGGTTTCGTGACCAGGTCGAAAGTGCGGTCGCAGATGCCGTCCTCGTTAAGCCATTTTTTTGACTCAACGATCTGAGCTATCTGCCCGGTGCCGCGGGTGATACCATTTGCTACCCGGTTAAACTCGATGAGCGTTACGCCAAACTTCTCTGCGATTTCGCTGCCTGTGACCGGGCGGCCGCGCGTCTGAATCATCCAGATAACACATTCACGGAGGCCGGAGAAATGCCCGGTTCGCCCTGGCCTGCGGTAGAAGGGTGTGCGTTTCATGCTGCACGCTCTGTGATTTTCTGAATTTCCGATTCCAGATCATCAAGGAAGCTCTTAACCTCAGACTCGATTTCGCGCGCCAGCTCTTCATCGAAATGAATGCGCTTCTTGAAATAGGCGAGATCAGGCGGCAGGCGATCATCGAAACTAACGAAATCACACCATTTCCGCCCGGTGCACATCATCTGCGCATGCATTTGCAGCATGTACTGGCGCTTTGGCTCGCCAGTTTTCAGCGTTTCAAGATGGGTCCAGGTGTTGGGGCATTTGATTTCGATAAGCCCGTCGTCGTTAACAAGTCCGTCCGGGCTGGCTGCGAATCCGTGTATGGTTGGGTGATCGATGAGTCCAACTTCAGTAATTTGCGCATCGAACTCATTCAGCGCGTACATTTCACGCGCCACTGGTTCCAGCTCGGTGCCGCGCATCATCGCGGCATTGGAAAATCCCTCTTCGAGCTTACCGGTCAGCCGTTGGCAAATCAGCTCGGCCATGTAGTTCTGGCGGCTGGCGGAGTAGCCCGACTTAGTCCGGGCCATGACATCAGCCAGGCGACTGGCTGTAACCTTGCCGCAGCGCGCAGCAAGCCATTCCGGGGTGCGTTGCTCCATCATTTATCCTCCGTCTCTGCTACATTGACAGGTTCGGCGTTGTCGACAGCAAGACTCATGTCATACATGCGTCGCTTCTCAACTGTGCCGATCACCTGCTTCTCTTCTGCGCTCAGCGCCACCCAGAACTCCTGATACTTAACGGTTCCAAGGCGCGCGGCTGACTCACCTTTTGCGATCAGATCCGGGCGACGGCTATCTGATTCATGGCCCGCATGAACCTCTGCCGTTGTTCCTTCAATCACTCGCTCGGCCTCGTCCTGGTCGAAGATGCCAGCGAAACCAAAGGCCAGACGCGCGCACTGGATCAGCGTCTTGTGGCGAAGCATGCGGGTAGGGTGGGACTGCCAGGGTTGAGTATTGCGTTTACACTCTCCCATGTACTCGGTAACGATGGTCGGGTGCTTACGGTCTTTGCGGTAAATCTTGCAGGTGCACGCGCCTTCCTCCTTGTTGTAGGAGAACTCCATGCCGTCAAACTGAGGATGCTCGTTGATAATGCGAGCCCATCCATCAACGCCGACGACCGGGACAATCCCGCCTTTATCTGGGAAGGCATAAATCTCTTTTGTCCATGGGTTCAGGCCGTACTGGTTGGCGACGATCAACAGGGCTGTAAACTGCTCGTCCGTGACGTTGCCACCTTTGAACGCTGTATTCTTCAGCGTATTCATCAGGTCTGTACCGGCATCCATGCCGAGGCGTGCGGCCAGTTTCCCGGCCATGGTGGAAAGTGCAGTACTCATTGTTAAAACCCTCAAAAATTAAAACGGGCAGCCGGTACGGTGTTCCCAGTCGTATTCCGCCTGGGCGTAAGCAACTGCCGAAATGAAATCGTTGTAGGCCTCGCCGGCTCTATCGCTGCGAAGTCCTTCGTATGGGCTGGAGTCAATCGGGACCGAGAAGTGGAAGATGCCGGACGGCTCTTTTGGCATCATGTCGATGATTTGCTGTGCCCGGTCGTCGATCCACTTCTCTTTCTCGTCGTCGAGCTGCTGCTCAACCCAGCGCCGATCTTCGATGCGGTCGTAAGTGAGGAATGCGTTCATGGTTGCCTCAGTAATGAATTTTCGCGCAGGGGATCAGGTCATCTTTCAGGGCGGTGAGCACTTCGATAGCCTGCTCGCGGGTTAAGCTGGTGTGGCTGGTGAGCGCGTTAACGATGTTAGTGCCGACCGTTTTGCGGTGCTTCACGTCAGCTTCGCGCTTGGCTTGCTCGTCGGCTTTGCGCTTCTCTTCGGCCAAGCGAGCATCTTCAACCTGTTTTGCCTTCAGGCGCTCAGCTTCAACCGCCGCGGCTTTTTCGCGTTCCGCCCGGGCTTTCGCTTCCTGCTTCTCGCGAGCTGCACGCTGTTCCGCTTCAATGCGCTGGCGTTCCGCCAGTTCAGCGCGGGCTTTCTCTTCTGCTTCACGGCGCGCTGCGGCTTCAATCTCCGCTTTGTGCTTCGCTTCGGCATCGCGTCGGGCTTGTTCCGCAGCTTCCCGCTTAATGCGATCTTCGTGTTCACGCTGAGCCTGTTCCGCCAGACGGCGCTGCTCTTCGCGGTCACGATCGAAAGCGTCATTCATCAGCAAAGCCATTTCGTGGTCTGCTTCGATCTGCGCAACGCGTTGGCGGTCGAACTCTTCGTTCATCACCAGCGCTTCGGCGTGCATCGCGTTCATGGCTTCTTCAGCCTTAATGCGTTCCTGCTCGGCTTCCCATTCGGTGAGTGGTTTGCGCACTTCATCTTTCAGCGCGTCCAGGCGCTCACGCACAATCCGGCGACTTTCGTCGATCTGCTTCGGCAGGGCTTTAAGCTCAGCAACCAGATCCTTGCCGGCGTTGTCGATGTAGGTTTTGGAACGGGCAACCTTGTGCGCCATGGATGCGATAGCGTCGCGGCCTTTACGGGTCGACACATCAGGTACCAGGCTGCGAGCTTCTTTCTCGATCGCCTCAATAATCGGGTCGAGCTGCTCTTTGGTGGTGAATACCGCCATTGCGTTCTGTTTCTCAATGACGACTAAATCCGTTACTTCGCTCATGGTTTCTCCTGAAATTTGGATGTGCAGATCCCGCCCGCATTGAGCCAGGCCGATCGGTTGAATAGGGTGGTTACTGCTGCGCGATGTCTTTCGCCGGGAACTCGCCGTTGCGGAGAATGCTTTCTACCGGCCAGCATTCAGCTGTTACTTTTTGCTCTGTAGCAGCCTGGCTGCATTCCTGCGGGCTGTCATAAACCCCGAGAATCACATCCTGATAATCACCGTTGGTCATTGCCACGGTCAGTACGAGTGCGAATAAAGTTTCCATCAGTGAAGAGTCCTCCCGATAGCGACGGCGTAAAGGCGCTTTGCTTCTTCCCACGCCGGAGCATTGCGATGGAGTACCGCGAAAGACGCGAGCCGTTGGGCCTCTCTGATCTGCTGCTGATTTACCATGATTACCTCTTAGCCTTGTCGCGGCGAACGGAACAGTTAATACAAGACTTCTGCGCTAATGGGCGGTGGATGGCCGCCGGTTGTCATAACGAAACAGGCTCTTTGAACCCGTTTGGGTATGAAAAAAGCCGCTGGTTAGGCGGCTTGTATAATTGATGTAATAAAAAACCCGCAGATGCGGGTTTGATTAGTTAATAGGGTTCGTAACCACCAGGCCTTGCTTCGGCTGACCTGCCACCACACGATGTGCCATCGGAGGCTATATCATTCGAGTATTCGCAATTACCTTTGTATAAGGTTTGCGTTGTGCCAGTGCCGTTTGCTCCGGCAGCCGCAGCTCCCGCTACAACTGCACCTACTGCAACACCAGCTAATACTTTACTGCCGATATCTCCCCAATCCGCATGCTTGTCATAAGAAGAATCGTATGCAGATAATCGAGAATTACACTCATCAACCGATGCTCCTCCATCCCTGCAGTTTTGATACATCAAATCATTGGAAGAGGAAGCGCATGCGCTGAGCATGGTGATCATCAACGCGATAACAACGGTTTTCATCAGTAAGCCATTTTCATTTCAAAGTTAATTTATGCATATTGTACATATCTCATTCTTCAATTAATTGATTTTGAGATGAGTTTTACAGCATATGACTGCAATTTATAGGTGCTTGCACAGTTAGCAATGAGTTTGGCGTTAATTGTCTTAAATCATTGCTGACACTTAAGTAACCCATCTGATTCAATTTGCTGTATCGCAAATGGTTGTGGCGGTTAGCCGTTTGATCGTGTTGATCATCTGGTGAAAAAGACTCTCTGATTCAGCCCAGCCCACTCAAGCTCGAATGGACTGGAATAAATCTGTTTGCGCTTCGCACCTCTCATCCCGTCAGTGTTGCCCGTTCCCACGCCTTTATCGCTCTCGCGAGGGGGTAGCCTTCTCACCGACCGGTTCGCCGCCGGTGATACGCCGCATTTTGTGCGTTGGGGTCTAAACATGATTACCGAGTGCTGTTCCGACTTTGCATGTTATTAAAAAGCAGGCGACTTGCTGTCCGCCGCTGGCCAACTTCGCTCAGCTGTCGATGTTTCGTTTCGATGGACTGATAATGTACCAATAGTTCATTCATGTAAAGTACCAAAAGTACATTATATGTGAATGGAAAGTTCATATGCGATTATCTTTATGAACTTTAAGGAGAAATATTTTTGAGTTTTTTATTGATTGAGGCGAGGGGGGGTGGGGCTGGTTTGATTTATTAGAGGTTCGTCACATCAACAAGCCTTGTGTGACCATTGAAAGTTGCGAAAAGTCCGCCGTCTGGCTCAATTACTGAAAGTTCAGCGTATCGAAGGAAGTCTGTTTTGATAACGGACATCAACACCTCTCCGGTATCAATGTTTATGACCTCAAGCCGGTGCGCGTAAAAATCATCTTTGTTTTTGCTACCGGCAAACGATAGGGCGATGTAGCGCCCAAATTCAGATATGGCCGAACTGATGAGGTGAGTGGAAGTTTCTATCTTGAATAACTCTTTCCCGGTGTTATCCATGACTATGGCTGCAGCCATGTTGTTGTCTTTGCCGGTATGGACAGAAAATAAAAATCGCCCGTTAACAGCTATGCATTGAGGCTTAGGAGAAAGCTGCCCGCCGAGCTTAACCATAAACATGAATTTTTCATTCTTCAAAATCGCTAGAGTGTCATCTCTGAGATTGCTTTCATCACGTTTGAAAGCACCTAGCTGCCAACGTTTATCGTGGCTTAATTTGCAGGTGATGAAGTGGTCGCCAAGCTCGTATAAGGCGCTTCCATCACTCAGATCTGTAACCTTAATTGCTTCCATGCTTAACTTCCTCAGCTATGAAATCTGTATGCCCTTGACTGGCTTACCAGCACTTTCGCGCAGATGCGGAGAGAAGAAAAATCACCATCTTCGATGTACCAGGTTTCATATTTTTTATTGTCTGAAATCACAGCTAATTTTTTGTGCTGCTTTTGAAGTCGCTTTATGTAGAGATCATTATCCAGAACAAAAATGTATATGCCGTCACCGTCAAAGCAGTCAATGCTGACATCGACGAAGATCTGGTCTCGCGGCTCGAACGTGCCAGACATCGAATCGCCATTAACGGCAATCATTTTTATGTGGTCAGCTGGGCGGCCACCGAAGACCGTGCGAGCCTCTTCGTTTGAATACTCTATGGATCTGATGGTCTCAATGAATTCATCTCGTACGAGAACTCCCTGCCCAGCACTAGCCTGAATATCGAAAACGTCTACACGGAAAGAATCGTCCCTCATCGCCATATGCCCTTCAGATATGCCATCTGCCGCACTATCGCCCAGCAGGAAAGACGAGGATGTGCCAAGTATAGCCGCCAATTCCTGCAGCTTCCCACGTCTTGGGATAGCCTCCCCATTGAACCACTTACTTACCGCTTTAGGTGTCAGCTTCATGAGTTTTGCCAACTCTGTCTGACGACCATGTGCAGGTAAACCAGCTTTATCGCAGGCCAGCGCTAGCCGTTGGGAGAACTCTTTACGCGCTCTTTCTTCTTGAACCATGGGTTCAATCATAATATCACTTGCGTGAACTATCAGTTCCGACATAATATGTACTTACAGTTCAATTTGAGGGTTAACAAATGCAACCTAAAAACCTTGGCGACATCATCAAGCAAATCCGTGTACCGGTGGTGGCGAAGGCTTGCGGGCGCACTCCCCGCGCTATTTACAAGTGGATTAACAGCGGTTGCCTGCCGCGTACCGATTACACCGGCGAAACAGGTTATGCATCCAAAATCGCAGCTGCATCTGGTGGTCAGTTTACCGAGAACCAGATCCTTGAAATCAGTAAACCAAAAGCCGCTTAACGGCGGCCCTAACCACGAAAGGGAAAGCAATGCATTCACTTGCGTATCAACAAGGTAACAAATTTTCGCCAACGGCGATGATTTACCAGAATCGCCGGGAGCCTAATTCCACGGCGTTAAACATCGATGGGATCCGCGCAGCTGTACGCGCCTGGGCAGCCGATTGCCGCAGCCGTGAATTTGTCGCGGCGCTGATTGTTGAAGAGTGGCGGGCAACCGGCGGCTCAGGTCTTGATATCCCGACCGACTCTCACCGCCAGATGCAGAAGGTGTTCCGCTGGATCGACGGCGACACCGAATATGCTGCCAACAACATTCGCCAGCTGGCACCGGCAATCATGTCCGTATTGCCGCTGGAGTACCGCAACCGCCTGGCGCCGCAGAACGACACGATGTCGCTGATCGCCTCTGCGATGAAAGAGTGTGCCGAGGTTAAACAGGCCGTTCTGCTGGACGCTCCAGAGCATCAGAAGCTGAAAGAGGTAAGCGAGGGTATAGCGTCGCTGTTCCGCCTCATGCCGGAGCAGGTAGGGCCGTTGATGACGATGGTGACGTCGATGCTGGGGGTTATGTGAGAGGCACCAGAAAAGAAAAAGCCCTTGAAGCGGTAACTTCAAAGGCCTTCCAAACACTGTGTTACGCCAAGTAACGGGAGTAAGTATGTCAAACACCGCTGAAATTATCAATTTCCCAAATAAAACCGAACAACCGGGAGGTCGTATGGCCGACCTGTCGAACGGGTATACCAAGGTCGCTAACGAGATCCAACAGCTTAAGCCTCGCCTGAGACTGTCAGGCCGGGAATGGCAATGTTTTGAGGCGGTGATCTGGCTTACCTACGGCTGGAACAAGAAACAGGACCGCGTGACAAATACGGTTATTGCTGAGCTTACGGGCCTTAGCGATACCCATGTTTCGGACGCGCTTAAGTCTCTCGCAGAACGCAAAATCATCTTCTCTCAGAAGCAGGGCATGATGAAAATCGTCGGTGTAAACACTGACCTTTCAGCCTGGATTTTAGACAAACCGGAAACGGGAAGAAAATTCCCGAAAACGGGAAAATCCTTCCCGAAATCAGGAATAACCTTCCCGAAAACGGTAGACACCCAATACAAGAACAAGAACAGTATTAAAAGATCTTCGTCCGAGAATTCTGACGAATCCTCTGACGCACGTCTGAAGAAATTTTTATCAGCTCATCCTGAAGCTGCGATCTACACCCCATCCGGTGCGAAGTGGGGATCGGCTGAAGACCTCAAAACCGCCCAATGGATATCTGCCAGGGTGAAGCAGATTAACCCAACCTGCAAAGCCCCTGACATGACCTCCTGGTCTAACATCGTTCGCCTGATGCGCCAGATAGATAACCGGTCGCACCAGGACATTTGTGCGCTGTATGACTGGGCAAGCAAACACCACTTCTGGCAGACCAACATCCTGAGCCCTGAAAGCCTGCGTAAGCAGTGGGACAAGCTGACGATGCAGCGCAACGCCGGAGGTGAGCAGCGTGCCGCCAAGCCGGATCTGGACTTCAACAACACTGACTGGGCCTACGGGGTGATTCGATGAAATCTCTTGCAGAGCAGATGCGTAACCACGACCGCGAGCAGATGAGCCGCATGGCCCATAACCTGCCAGAGCAGTACCAGGAGCGAGCGCCGGTCGAGCAGGTGGCTCAAGTGTTCAACGGTCTTTTCAACCAACTGCGTGCCGCGTTCCCGGCCAGCATGGCGAACTTCCGCACCCAGGACGACCTGAACGAATTCCGCCGCCAGTGGCTACTAGCGTTCCAGGAGAACGGGATCCACACCATGGCTCAGGTCGATGCCGGCATGCGCATTGCCCGCCGCCAGGAGCGCCCATTCCTGCCGTCGCCGGGCCAGTTCGTCGCCTGGTGCAAACAGAGCGGCGGGGCGCTGGGCGTCAACGTTGACCAGGTGATCGCCGAATACTGGGACTGGCGTAACCGTTCGTTCGAGTTCACTTCCAGTGAGCAATTCTCCTGGTCGCAGCCGGTCATGTACCACATCTGCGTTGAACTGCGCCACCGCAGCACAGAGCGTCAGTTAACTCATGGTGAGCTGGCGCGTGAAGCCGGTGACCTGCTGGACATGTGGGAGAGGCGCGTCACCGAGGGTAAGCCAGTACCACCGGTACGCCGGGCAATTGCAGCACCGGCTGCCGAGCACGGACCGACGCCTATCCAGCTGCTTCAGGCGAAGTACAACCGCAACAAGTCGAACGGGATGGTGTGAGATGACGACAACAATTCGAGACCAACTGATGGCTGCACTGCGTAACAACCCTGGCCTTAATTCTGCGCTTCTGGCCTCCCTGGTTGGCATGACCAGCAAAAAGATATCGGGAGCGATTAGCTCTTTGCTGGCTGATGGGCTGATTGCCTGTGAGGGGCGCTACGGCCAACGCCTTTACCGACTGACCAGCTACGGCATGCGCTACGCGGCGGACACAGTTCCCGCCAGGAAGATTGGCACGACGCAACTGGTGCAGCGCACAGAGACAAACGTGATCTGCCAGGAGTGCCGCAACAGCGCGGCGATGAAGCGAGTATTGATGGTTTGGGGGAGGGTAGGGGTATGAAACTTAAAATGCACACGCCGGACGGTTCAGTGATTGTCGAAAGTAACCTTGTAACGCAGTTCTACCCTGATTTCGTAAGCGGCGGCGAGCTGACCATCATCGAAACGGTATCGGCAACAGGAGAAACCTTCTCGGTGAAAGTAAAGCACTCGTTTATGCAGGTTACTGGCGCGCTGGCTACAGCCTGGAGCGTTGATGAAAAGAAAGCAGAAGGAGCCGCCCAATGAGCAACATCGACAAGCGCGCATTACGTGCAGAGTTATCGAACCCGGCGATCGGTAGCAATGCCCACCTGCGAAAGTTAGCGCTGGCGCTGCTGGATGAGCTGGAAGTGGCTACTGATGCATGTAATGGCTGGCAGAAAAAATTTTCTGAGGCTGACGAAAGGCTGGTAGCCGCAGAGAGGCGGATCGCTGAGCTGACCGAAAAGCCGATTGGTTGGACGGATGAGCATGAATTGCGGGATGTGGAAAAACACGGCTGCGGATACCTTTTCAATGCTAACCCAATAACACCATACGCGGACCCGCGTCGGGTTATTTTGCTGTACGCCGCCGCAGCCGGTAAAGGAGAGTGAGCATGGAAAAGCCACTGAATAAGCGAGAGCGCGAGTTTTTAAAGCCAGCCATCGTCCACTACTGGGAAATTGAAATATCGCCACACCGAAAAACTGCACTCTGGGATGGAGACCATCTTTTGCCCGTTAAGGTGGGGGTTATGGCTGAGAACCTGATTGAACGCGGGTATCTTGAGCGCGTAGCTATGGGATATGGACGTGAAATTATCAGGGCTACCGATAAGTCAAAAAAACTTCGTTGCTTCCGATGCGCATACGGAAAAGTAATTGACGAACACGGTCAACAGGGCGATGACTGCCCGAATTGCGATGGCGGCGTTATTGTCGAGAGGACTAACCCATGATCACTATTACCAGAGAATTCACCAAAGGGCAGTTACAGCAAATTATCGAAACTGACCACGTTCAATGTGGTGAAGCTTCGGCGCTGGCGCGTATCGCGCTGGCATCGCTCGAAGCGGAGGCCGTTGCGTGGATAGTTCACGCCCGCACTGGTGACCAATTAACCAACGACGGCGGCTATGTCGCCAATGCTGAAGGGATACTAGGCCTACATTCGACGCCGCTCTACAGCGTCCCGACTGCGCCTGTAGCGCCTGACCTGAAAGAGCTTGAAGCGATTCTCGACTGGATTTTGATGCTTCCATGCCCGACGCCGAAAGCGACTCAGATGGCGAAGCGCCTGGCAGTAGTGATAGACGCCTGCCGCGCCGCCATGCTCCAGGGTGCCGAACCTGTAACGACGGCTATAAGTTGCACTAAATAGATTGCGAGAAACCAACGCAATGAAAGATAATTGTTTTAATGTAGTCTTAACCGGTGAAATTATGTCTAAGCTAATTAACTTTGCGATTCGCCTTGCAGCATTAATGTCCGTAGTGTCACTAATTTCTATGGTAGTAGGCTGGCAAAAAAGGGATTTAATAGCAATTTCGATAGACCTAATCATGATCATAATATGGCTGAGTCATGAGTTTGATATGAAGAAAAAAAATAGAACCTGAAATGACATGTTCATTTGATTTTACATAATCATCCCGCCATAATCATGTCATCGGAGCCTGAACAACTCCGGTGATTTCTGCGCATTTAAGGGGACTTAAATGCGACCACAATCTGAACTCATCACCTTGTCACAGATGCAGAAATGCACCTGCGATTTTATGCATTCTGCGTTACCTCTCGGAGGTGGCGTATGAAGCAGCACTACTGCATCGTTAACGATACCGTTAAAGATAACCTCATCGCGTACATTCGCACCCTGCCGGTAAACCCTCGCGCGCCGATGGTTGTCGAGGCCCGCGAAGAGACGCGCACCGACAAGCAAAACCGTCTTATGTGGCCACTCCTGAAGGACCTGTCTGACCAGGTTGTCTGGCACGGCGAAAAGCTTACTCGCGAGGAATGGAAGGACCTAATCACCGTTCTGGTGAATCAGACTCAGGACCAGGTGCAGAAGTCCGCGCCGGGCATCAACGGCGGCCGCGTATATTTCGGCGTCCGCACATCCAAATCCAGCAAGCGCTACATGGTCGATGTCATCGAGGCGATTTATTGGTTCGGCACCGACCGCGGCGTGAAGTTCTCTGAAGCATCCAGCAAGCGCATCGCCTGGGCGCAAGAATGGAGGGCTTCCCGTGGGTAGCCCTCTCGCACGCGTCATCACAAACGAAATCTTCCGCGTTCCGGCGCGCCGCCAGCGTAAGCCCGCTGTTAAGCCGTCCGACCTCCCGATACTGAAAGACTACACCGCCCGCTTGGTGGATCAGAAATGGCTGCGTCTCGCGGCACGGAGGAACCATGCGTAAACCATCCCGCCGTAAGTGCAAAGTGTGCGGTGAATACTTCGTGCCGAAATTCCACGACATCCGGATCCGGTGGTGCAGCCCGGAGCATGGCGCAATCCTCGCGATGGAGGAGCGCGAAAAGGAGAAGGTGAAAGCCGCGGCTAAGCGCATCAAGGAGAGCAAAGATAAAGAGCGCGCGGAACGCCGGGATCTGAAAGCGAGAAAGGTGGCGCTAAAAACGAAACCGCAGTGGAGATCGGAAGCGCAGGCGGCTTTCAATCGGTACGTCCGTCTGAGGGATGCTGGTAAGCCGTGCATCAGCTGCGGCAGGCTGCCGGAGCAGAAGTTTGGCGGAACCATGGACTGCGGCCACTACCGCACCCGCGGCGCAGCGGCGCACCTCGCTTTCAACCTTCACAATACCGCAGCCCAGTGTGTCTATTGCAACCGGGATCGGGACGGCGCGCAAAAGGCATTCGAGCAGGGCCTTATTGAGCGCATCGGTGCCGAAAAAGTTGAGGCGATAAACAACGATAATTCCGTCCGCCGGTTCGACATCCCATACCTGCAGCGCATCAAATCCATCTTCACCCGTAAAGCCCGCGCGCTGGAAAAACGCCGGGCCCGCCGACAGGAGGCCGCATGAACCACACCGACTTCCTCCGGTACCAGGCAGAAAGCGTTAAGCGCGCCAGCATGCCACCAGTAGCAAAGCACAGCCAGAACAAAACCAATCAGCCACATAAGGAAGCCGCATGAACAGTCAGCAACTGGAATACGTACGTCAGCAGCTCATTGTGGCGACCGCAGATCTGAGCGGGGCTACGAAAGGGCGGCTGGTCGCTTTCGCTGAGAACGCGCAATTCACCGCGACGGCGCGTAGCCGGGGCCGGAAAAAGGTATTCGACAAGGATAAGCAGCGCATGGTCAACCCGGACGGCCCGCCGATGAGCGGCAGCCAGTCCCGCGCAAAGGGATCATCTATCGCGCTGGTGGCACCGGTTGAGTTTGTGACCGCATCGTGGCGTCGCGCTGTCCTGTCGCTGGAAGACCACCAGAAGGCATGGCTGCTGTGGAACTACAGCGAGAACGTTAGCTTTGAGCACCAGGTGGCGATAACCCAGTGGGCGTGGGCAGAGTTCCGGGAGCAGCTCGGCACGAAGAAGATGGCCGGCAAGACGATGGAGCGCCTGAAGAAGCTTATCTGGCTGGCGGCGCAGGACGTCAAAGCGGAGCTGGCAGGGCGTGATACGTACGAATATCAGGCGCTGGCGGAGCTGGTTGGCGTAACACCAAAGAACTGGTCAGAGACCTTTACGGACCGCTGGGTAGAGATGCGCCGCATCTTCCTGCGCCTGGACAGTGGAGCTTTGTTGCAGGTTACGCGATCACGTTCACAACAAAAGGCGACAAATTTAGACTCAAGTCTTGCAAAACTGGATTGAAACGCATATATTTCATGTAAATCTGATATTGTTGCCATGACTTCGTTTTGAAACCAAAATTTTTACCTCGCCCCGGCGGGGTTTTTGATATCATGCTCCTAAAATCAGGAGGACGTCATGGCTTGGATGGGAATCCCTTTTCATTGTGTTAATAAGTCAATTCTTGAATCAGGGGCCTTAAGTATTAGTAAACTTCCAACAATCATTGTTGAAAGTAGCTTCGGTTGGGATTCGGTATTAGGGGCCCTTATTGCTGGGAGCATTCCGGCTTGGATCGCTTGGCGGGCCATCAAACATAGTCAGAATTCAATTAAATACCAAATAGAAATAGGCAACTTCAATTTGTGGGCACATGAGTTGCGAGATGCAATAAGCAATTTGGTATCTCGTATTATGAATATATCAAATATTGTTCAAGAAATTGACGATTGTCCTGATGACGTTGATGGTAATTGTCGTATTGCTGAATTGAGAAAAATACTGTTTGATATAGGTCGGGATTTAACCTATCAATCATCTAAGTTATCTCTTCTGATCCTTCAGGAATTCCCTGAAACTGATGATGATTACTTAAAGATAAAATCTATGATTGAAGAGGTTAGGGCTGGCACAAAAGAAGGGATTATTAATGCCCTATTTGGAGAACAACTTAGGGCTAGATGCGACGAAATTTTGGCCGCGGCTGGTTCACTTATTGCAAAAAAATCACCGACTTCATAACAAAATTTTTAACTAGACCTGTTTAATCCGGTCTGCCCTTAAGGCTCGCTTCGGCGGGCTTTTTTCTTTTCAGGCCCGGGAACCATCATCGACACGCCTACTTGTTAAATCGTCCCGAGGGCCTGACCCTTTTCAAACACACACAGCACCCGCTAACTACGCGAGGTGAGAGCATGTATCGTATGGAAAAAATAACCACTGGTGCTGCCTATGGCGCTTCAGCCGGGAGCATCCTCAACGGCATGCTTAATGCCTACAGCCCCGAGCAGTGGAACGCTATCGGCGTGCTGGTGGGTATCATCATTGCCGTACTGACGTATCTGACAAATCTCTATTTCAAGATCCGCGAAGACAACCGCCGCAGCAGGAGCCGAGATGAACCCGACACTCAGGAATAAGCTGGTGGGCACCATTGTTGGTGGATCCGGAGCAATCACCATTGCAGCTGTCATGCTGGGCAATGCGGATGGGCTGGAAGGGCGGCGCTATTACGCCTATCAGGATGTGGTCGGCGTCTGGACTGTTTGCGATGGGCATACCGGCGCCGACATTCGACGCGGTCACCGTTACACAGACAAAGAGTGCGACACCCTGCTGAAGGCAGATCTGCGAAAGGTGGCAAACGCCATCGACCCGCTGATCAAGGTTCGCATCCCTGATCCAACTCGCGCTGCTCTTTACTCCTTAACCTATAACGTTGGCTCCGGTGCCTTCGCCAGCTCAACGCTGCTGAAGAAGCTGAACTCCGGTGATGTGCCTAGCGCCTGCAAAGAACTGCAGCGCTGGACTTATGCTGGCGGCAAGCAGTGGAAAGGGTTAGTAACGCGCCGTGAGATTGAGCGCGAAGTCTGCATGTGGGGCCAGAAATGAGCCGATTAACCGCAGTCATCTGCGCTGTCGTTATCTGCCTGCTGGTTTCAATGGCCTGGGCGATTAACCACTACCGCGGCAACGCCATCACCTACAAAGACCAGCGCGATAAAGCGACGGTCAGGGCAGACGCATCAGAGGCGATCACCAACAACGTGATCACCACGATGAACCTTATCCGTGACATCTCACAGGCTACCCAGAATGCAAAGAACGAACTGGCTCAAAAGGGCGAGACGCGCATTGTCTACATCAGACAGGCGCTTGAAGGAGATCCGTGCGCTAACCAGCCTGTTCCTTCTGCCGCTGCTGACAGCCTGCGGGAATACGCAGACAGTTTACGTTCCGGCCCCGGTGGTGCCGATAAGCGCTGACCTGACCGCAGACACCCCTATCCCCGGAATGGTGGTTCCGTTCACGTGGCAGGCAAGTCTGGAGTTAAACGCTCAGCTCTATACGGCGCTTGGGCAGTGCAATCTGGATAAGGCGGGAATAAGGAAAATAGAAGCTTCAAGAGAAAAACTCCAGAACACTAAATGATGCGCCCCAGTGATATAATTCATAGGCCATAAGGCACATTAACTTTGGGGTGTTTATGAAAGACGGAATTTATAAGCTCATTTTCAATACCAATGTGAACCGTAACGGTATGCTTAACGGAATTCTGACTGTTCGGGATGGTCGTATCAACGGTGGCGATTATGTTTGCTATTACAAAGGCAAGGTAAGCGGTAATACAGCGGAAGTTAATTCGGTGCCTCACAATAAGCACGATACTAACGCATTTAATGGTCACTCTCCGGTTGATCTTGAGTTGCGCATTGAAGAGCATGGTCCGGTGTACTTGTTTAAAGGCAATGTCGTTGGTGACAGGTCAAATGAAATCCATGGCGAGCTGCACTTCCTATCAGACCTCGCTTAAGTGAAGAATTAAGCCGCCTTCGGGCGGTTTTTTGTTGCCATCACAATGGGTCGTCTCATCGTAATGACAATATCCCTTATAGAGGATAATCAACCAGATATCCCTTCAAGCGGATAAAAGGCTCTAAATGTCCGAAATTTACCAAATACTATCACTACAACATCGAAAGAAAAGTCTACTGAATGATGCAGAGTAGCCAGCCCGAAATCGTTAATGGGGCCGTGGCACTAGCGTCCGATACAGGTGAATGGCGTGATTTTCGATCTGATAGTGTAGCGCAGTCCCGCCATGTTCCAGTGATCGAAGATAAGTAAAGGATCGATGAAAAACGTAGTATCTAACACTAAGATACCACGCAAGGAGTTACAATTTTGACAGCTTATCAATATCTTGCTCTGAGGGGTTGAAAGTCACACCAACCCCCATGTCTTCAGGAAGTTGTTTGAGGGTTTCATAAATTTTGTAAATTTCATCCTCAGCAACCCTTTCAGGCGTACCAGTGTAGTCTTGAGGCATTATGTTAACTGAATGAGCCTCTACTCCATGTTCAGTAAATTGGACTCGGAAGTTAATAAAATCATCGTTACGCCACATTCCAACCGGGAAATCTTTTGTGCTGCCGTCCTTAACCTCCCAGCCATGGACGGCTTCCAGCGCTTGTTTAAGCGAATCCATGTTGGGTGCAAATACATCTATAGATCTTTTATCATCCATTTGTGAAAAATTCCTATTAACGGGGTTGCTATGGCACTCACTGACAAACAAGAGATGTTCTGTCGCGAGTACCTCATCGATTTAAACGCCACGCAAGCGGCTATTCGGGCGGGGTACAGCGCAAAGACAGCTAACCGCACCGCGTCCGAAAACCTGTCAAAACCTGACGTCCAATCCAGAATTGCCGAACTTAAGGCGCAACGCAATGATCTGGTTGGCATAAATGCGACATACGTCCTGAATCGTCTCGTCGAAATTGACCAGATGGACGTGCTCGACATCCTGACCTCCACCGGAGAGCTGAAGCCAGTGTCTCAGTGGCCGAAGGTCTGGAGGACGACATTATCCGGGCTGGATGTCGTCGAGATGTCAGCCGAGGGAAACACCGCCGCACTGCTCAAGAAGATCAAGTGGCCTGATAAGGTGAAGAACCTCGAGCTGATTGGTAAGCATATCGACGTCCAGGCATTCCGTGAGCAGGTGAAAACAGAGCACGTTGTTGATTCAATATCTGACCTGATGGATTCTCTGTCTCAGGGGGCGTAATGAAACCTGAGCACATCAAGCTGCTGGCTGATAAAGACTGGCGGCTAAACAATCTTTACTGGATCACCGACAAAGAGGGAAAGCCTACGCGGTTCAGGATGACGCCTGAGCAGCGGGAATACTTCGAGGGGATCCACACCCGCAACATCATCCTGAAAGCTCGCCAGCTCGGGTTCACCACAGAGGTCTGCATCATCCAACTCGACGCGGCCTTGTTTGAGTCGGCGAAGTGCGCGCTGATTGCCCACACGCTGAATGACGCAAAGCGCCTGTTCCGTGAAAAGGTGAAGTACGCATACGACAAGCTGCCGGCAGAGATAAAGGCGGCCAACCCGGCCAGCAATGACTCATCTGGTGAACTCGTATTCAAGAAGGGCGGATCACTCTACGTCAGTACGTCATTTCGTGGCGGTACGCTGCGTTACCTGCACGTTTCAGAGTTCGGGAAGATATGCGCCAAGTATCCCGACAAAGCCCGTGAAATCGTCACTGGTGCGTTTGAGGCAGTATCGACTGGATGCTTCGCTACTATCGAGAGCACAGCCGAGGGCCGGGCGGGTTACTTCTTCGATTACTGCCAGACGGCAGAGAAAGCGTTGCTGCAGGGCAAGCCCTTATCCGCGCTGGACTGGAAGTTTTTCTTCTTCTCCTGGTGGAAGAATCCGCAGTACGCAATCGACCCGGTGGAATCACTGCCGATGCGCCTGCTTGAGTACTTCGCTGAAATGGAGTCGAAGCACGGCGTAGTCGTCAATGACCGCCAGAAAGCCTGGTACTACGCCAAAGAGAAAACACTCGGCGATGACATGAAGCGCGAATACCCGACCATTCCGGCCGAGGCGTTCCAGCAGTCTGTCGAGGGCGCGTACTATGCCAAGCAGTTCCGCTGGTGTTACCAACGGTGCAAAACTGATCCACCCCAGCGGTTGAAAATTGATCCAGGGGTTAATCTGCTCCTCTGA